ACGAAGTAATTTTAAACCACGTCTGTTTAAGAAACCCAAAAGCCAAATGAGAATCATTCTCATTTGAGGGCGCCGATTTTACCATGCCGAAATATATCTTGTCAACATTTTTCGAAAAAATAATTTCGAAATTTCTTGCATTGGTCTGCTAAAAATGAGAAGATAAGCACATGGAAATATTTAAGAGAAAAAAATATATCTACACAGAATACGAAGATGAGCATATCGTGAATCTTGAGCAAGCGAATGTGCCTTATGAAATTCGAGAGGAAATCGCATTTCTTGAAATGCTGAAAAAAGGTTATCTCTCTGTTTCGGTGATTGGCGAATTGCTTGTTGTATTCGGTTTGATTTGGGTATTTTTCATTAACTAAGAAAAATACTCTATAGCCATTTTTTGAAAAGACTGCGAGAAAGGGGCGAGGCTGGGCGACGTTTTCTAAATGAGAATGATTCTCACTTGAGGTTACTGTATTACTACACTAACACACCAGCACAGCGTCAGAGGGGCGCAGGCACTGCGCCCAAGTGCTAAACTGATATTTTTTGTAAGAGGCGCTCTGCGCCAAAGTGCAAAAGTGAAGTGCAAAAGTGAAGTCTGCCGCAGGCGCGCCGATTATACCACAAATCTCTCAGAAAGTCAAGTAATTTTTGCACAAAAAAGGGAAGTTTTTTAAACTTCCCTAGTCTGTCCTAGGATACTGCGTCAAGCAGTGTCGCTAGGTCTTTGGCATTAGCATTAACTAAACTGTGTGCGTTGATACCTAAAGCCTTCTCGATGTCTTTGACTATCTGAGCTTTGAGAACTTTGGGCTGAGCCTTTGTTCTTTCTTCTTTGATATACTCAACTTGCATGTTGATTGCTTTGCTGATTACTGACCTTAAAGTTACGCCAAATTCTGATGCTAATTTTTCTGCTACTGCTTTATCGATAGGGGCAGCGTCCCTGATTTTTTGCTCTTGTATGCTAGTGTATGCCATTGTTGATTCTCCATTTTGATTTGGGACTATTCCCGAATCGATAAAAGAATTATAGGGGCAATCCGAAAAAATGTCAAGAACTTTTTGCCCAAAAACAGAAAATAATTTCACTAAAAGAATCGGGGCAGCAAAAATTGTATTGATTGGCGCAAATGGCTTTGCAAAGCCGTTTGCAGAAAGGCGCGCTCCGCGCCAAAGTGCAAAAACGAAGTGCAAAACTGATGCCGTGCCCACATAAGTGCGGATTATACCACAAAACGCGAGATAAGTCAAGATAAATTTGCTTAAATTGACATAAATTATCGTAAATTTCTGCGTAGCAGAACGATTACGCGTGCCGCCCCTCGGAGGTCGTTTGCGTGAGTAGTCCGACTAAAAGTTTTTGAAAGTATTTTGTGTAATGGAGTAAATTTTTGTTGACATTCGATGCGTTTACTTTCATAATACTTATAAATCGAAATCGGGAAGCAATTCAGAGAGATGAATAAACGGCGATGACGAGGGAGGCGGAGACAGGCTGAGAATCTTTTTAGACCAGTAGTTTCCGAGCCTTGAGATAGAGAGAGTGAGGTAAGTGTACTTTTAGTATAGAAACTATGCCACGGCTATCCCCTCCGAGCCACTCTGGATTGCTGACCACAAACAAGGGAGTAACGACATGACAACAATAGATATAACAATGATGTGTTTACCAAACTTTCACTTAAACAAGTTAAGGTTTGACCAAACACCAGAAGGCAAAGCAGCCAGAAAAGAATTACAAAGAAGAAAGCTAGTAGGCTTTTACATAGAGTGTGATGAAGAGAAAGCTGAGTTTGTAAAAGAGCAGGAAGAAGCTGCAAGAAGAAAAGCAATAGAAGAAGCTAGGAAACAGGAGTTAAGAGATGGCAGAACTAGGTAAAGGAATAACCTACAGCATAGATAACAAAGGTTTATTGTCTATCGAGATAGACACAAATCAAGACTTCGGAAGAAGTACAAGTGGCAAGTCAAACATCATAGCCTCGTCTTCAGGTAACAAACCGCTAGAAGTAAATGGCAAGACTATTTACTTAGGCTTGAACCTCTACGAGAAAGTGTAATGACGACTATTCAGAAGATGAAAGTAAGGGATTGGGTGAAGAAGTATGATGTATTACTTGCCACCCTAACCTTTCTGATAATAACTACCACCCTGATAGTGCTAGAACATAAAGAAATTATTTAGAGGTAACAGAAAAATAATTCTTGACTTTTTAGGTAATTTCAATCATAATACATAATATGAAATTCACGGACATAATTAATAAATTAAGGAGAAAACCAGAAGTGGCAACAACAACTAATTATACAGATGAACAAGTAGAACAAATGGTTAGCATATATAAAGCTGACCCAACAAGAGCAACAGTCGATGCTCTGGCAGAAAAGTTCGGTAAAAGTGCGAGAAGCATCATTGCCAAACTAAGTAGAGAAGGCGTATACGTCGCTCAAGAAAGGCAGACCAAAGCAGGGAAACCTGTGGTCAGAAAGTCGGACTTAGTAGGAATGATACAACAAGAGTTAGGGGCTGAGTTTCCAACTCTAGTCAAGGCTTCCAAGACTGACTTAGAACTTTTATTCGCAGCAGTACAGTCGTAGCTACGGCTCTGTTACCTGCAGTCCCGTAAGCAGGTGAAACATGATGGGGGTTTCCTGACTACCGAAGGCAGGGGTGATTGACGCAAGGATACAACCAAAATATCATCTTGTAGTGTCTTTCCGATAGACGCTTGAATAAGTTCGGATAGTAGCTATTAGAGTAGCTGGTCATAATTTTCAGAGTGGTTTACAGACCTAAACAGAAACCACTCAGGATACTCGGGAAGTGCGAGTCAGATAGTGAATCAGACCAACAAGTAATGTGAGCATAGTATCCACATGCGGTAAGAGACAGACTGTTATTGGCGTCTCATGTCGAAATTGCGTAGAAGCGGGGGCAGTTCGACTAAATATTTCTTGACTTTCTATGTATTTGCAATCATAATACAATCTGAAAGTTTAATCAATTTAGCGTAAGAGGAGTGCAACAATGTCAGTATTATTTGAAAAAAGAACAAAGTACCTAATGAGAGGTACATCATATGGTTCGTCTAATCAAAGAAAGTATGGTATCAAGTTCAGAAGTATGGCTATGGTATCAAAAGAAGAACTGTTCAAGGCTTTGAACAATGACAGAACCAAGCCTAAGATGAAGGCAAAGATTAGAAATGAACTCGTGAAAAGAGGCATAAGGATAGTGAGAAAATGATGACTGAATATACAGACAGAGTAGAAAAACAAAAACTTATGCTTGAAGCAGAAGAGTGGGGTAAAGAATTAAAATACTACCACTTCAACAATGGAATAAGAACTATCGAGTATAACAATGGGTATAAATTAATTCACGATACCCTACAAGACAAGGTAAGGGTTGAACCCTACGAGGGTTCTAAGTCTTTACTCGATAGATTCTTAGCCGCAATAAAAGAGTCATGGAATTAGGAATAGCGTTAGTAATTATTCTAATTCTGTGGATTATGTTTAACAATACAAATGGGAGATACTAATATGACAAAACTAGAACTACAACAAGTATTACTCAACGAGATAGTTGAGAAAGATTTTGGACGTGTAGCTGTAATACTAGAAGGTAGAGACACAGCAGGTAAGTCGGGAACTATTCGTGAGTTGACGCACTATCTACCAACAAATAAGTACTCCGTTTCGTTAAGCAACAAACCAAGTGCTTGGGCTATGAAACATTGGCTTAAGTCTTGGAAAAAGAAGTTGCCTAGCAATAATCAAATCGTATTCTTTGACAGAAGTTGGTATTCAAGAGCAATGGTTCAGCATCTAAATGGCTGGTGCTCTGAGAAACAATACACCAAGTTTATGAAAGAAGTAAACGAGTGGGAAAACAAACAGAGAGATGTAACATTCATCAAGCTATGGCTTTCAATCTCTGAGGAAGAACAGAGTGCAAGACTTGCTAACAGACAGGTATGCCCTTTGAAAAAGTGGAAGTTCTCCCCAAATGATGCGATTGCGTTATCAAAGTATGACCAGATGACTATTCTAAAAGAACGAGTCCTCACACAATGTGGCGAGTGGCATACGATAGATTACAATAATAAAGTTGCTGGGCGACTATCTTTAATAACTAAAGTAGTAGACATACTAAGGAGAGAACATGAAGGTATATGACGTTGAGATAGAGCAAGACTTTACACGAACAAAAACATTAAGAATTATAGCATCAGATGAGAATGATTTGATTCTCAAGTTAGAAGAAAAGACTGAGGGTGATGCAAAAAGAATTGGAGCAAGAGATGAGTGGCAGGTAAGTATAGTAGCTATTCATGAGGAATTAGAGCTACCTGATGCAAAAAAGTATTAACAGTCGATGCACCCTCGAAGAAAAGGTGGGACAATAGTCCTGCCTTTTTTTATACCTGACAGAAAAATAGTTCTTGACTTTAAAGTTTAACTTTGATATAATAGACATACTGAAAAATCAGTTAAGAATTTTAGGAGAAAATTATAGATACATTAGACGATGGTAAGGAGTTATACTCCACATTAATAGAAGAACAACAAATGAACCCCTCGCAAGCAGTTGATGTTCTAACTAAGTTTTTAAAAATGAGCGAGGAACAAGCATGGACAGTTGCAAAACGATATCATGCAAGGAAAAGGATAATAAATGACAAAACTAAAAGTAGTACCCAAGAGCAATGTGATTCAGTTTCCAACTCCAATGAGGAGAGAAGAAGTAGAGTTGCTGGCTTGTGAAAAAGAAATACATCTAGTAAAGAATCGTATGAAAGAGTTGACACATGAGTTGAAAGTCTCCTCAGAGTATATGAAAGACTTATTAGATGAGCATGAGGTATTAAAAGATGCTGTTGAGAACGGCAAAGAAATCCTCTTTTTTGAGGATGAGTGGGACGACTGATATGGAAGATGTATTAGTAGTATTAATACTAACAGCCCTTGTTGGCTTTGTAGTATGGTATGTAAGTAAATTATAAGGAGAAGAAAATGTCAGGAACAAAAAGAATGTTCGAGATGACTGAAAGAATTGACGAGTTAGATGTAAAAGGACTCTCAGAACCAGAGATAGTGCAAGTTATTTCTGATGAATTTAATATGGTCGAATACTTAGCAATATCTCTTGTAGATGCGTACTTTGAGAAAAAGATTGCTAAGAATTTTAGTTGGGATGGAGAGAGTAGTTATGGCAGCTAATTATACTGACGAACAAGTAGAAGTTATGATTGCATGGTATACTGCTGAGCCTACAAGGGAAACAGTAGAGATTATAGCAAAAGAAATGGATAAGAGTGTGAAGTCTGTGATTGGCAAACTTTCGAGAGAAGGTGTGTATAAAAAGGCTGAGTATCTATCCAAAACAGGACAACGACCTGTAACTAAAAAGCAGATGGTCAACATGATTGCTCAAAATCTTGTGGGCGATAGTAATAAACTGATGGGTTTAGAGAAGGCTCCAAAGGCTGATTTAAAGTACCTTTTAGACTTGATAAGTGAGGAGGTCGACATTGACTGACGCATTTATGGGAGAGATACTAGCATCTGTAAAGAATAAAGAAGGACACGCTTTTGCAGTCGCAAAGGATGAAGAAGGAAGGTTGCATTATCTAGCAGCCGAAGCCGAGACGTTTATTGAAAAGTATTGTGAAGGTTCGTTACTGAGAGATGAACTTGCAATAGTAGAGTGGGCATCTTGGGTTACACCAGCCGTCGTGGCTAAAGATTTCAAGTGGGTAGGCGAAATTAGGAATCCCTATAGCATTTCACTACCATTTACGTACGAGGAGTCCAATAAAATCTAGGACTCCTTCACGCCAAACCGTTTATACCAATACAAACTAAGGGCAAATTCGTCCTTTGTCATCATAATTATACCCAATCGTATGGGTTATTTTATTACATATAAGTCTTAATATATCGGCGATTTGGTGAAGTTGTGAAAGTGGGATTTGTTTGAGGGAATCATTTAAGACCATATAAGGTGTTATGGTCGTCGTATTTTAGATGGTCGTAATAGTTGCAACAATTATTCTCAACAACAATCTCTCGACTCCTTCGAGCATCTCTCCTAAGGGAGAGCTGCTCTCGCGTCTCGAGGATGTTGAGAGTTGGAGAGAATTCGTTGTTTGCGTTGTCAACTACTAGATTTATATATATTTTATCACACTTTTTGACACATTACAAGTATCATTTTTGCGTAGGTGGACGATCGTGAGGTCTGTGTACGCTTCATCTAACAAAAATAAAGTGCATTTATGACTAGTTCAAAATAAAATTGTTTGCTCCAGAAGTGCATGACCAACGCAGGTATGGTATCTGCTTGGTGAAAAATGTGTTATTGTTCGGAATTTACCAATGTCGAATTACATTGGCAATAATAAAAAGACAGGTGATGAAGTTTACGAGTACTACAGATGTGCGAAAGAGAGCAACGATGTCAGCATCTCTTTGTGTACCAACTTTTGCTCCCAAGCTTTTCGCCCATAAAGTCCAAAGTCTATTCTTTGTGTTCATAGTTGATAAACTCCTCCCATGAGAAAAAGTCTTTTCTTTCATGACACCAGAATTGTCCTTTGTATGCATTTTGCCTCATTTTACTCTCCAGTATAATATCGTTAATTGTTTTCATTTTAGCCATCGTGGTTCAGGTGGAAGTCCTGCTTTTCGTTGTTTTTGTTTACAGCGAATCGTTCCTGCTGCTTTCTTTTTACGCAGTTTGTCTGACTTCTTTGTGTAAAACTGACGCTCTCGAACTTCTTGCATTTTGCCTGTCGCATCTACCTTTCTTTTCCAGCGACGAAGAGCTTGCTCAAAACGTCCTTTGTCTACACGAACAGAAGTCAATTTAAGTGAGCCTCATCTTGTTTTGTAATATTCTGCATGAGTCTACCTAAATCGTTTGCAATACCGAGTTGGTTATCGAGTGTAACTTGTAAAAACTTTACAACCCAAGCCATATCGAATAGAAACTGGTTATCTTGTGTGTCGATTCCGAGTTTTTCAAATTCTTCAATTAATAAGAGAGACAACTCCTCATTGAGTGCCTGACTTCTCTTTATCTTTGTGTAGTATTCTCCTGTGAACTCGACAACATTATTTTTCATTGCTTTCATATTTACCTCCGAGTAGAGTCAAAACTCCACCCCTTTTTGCGTAATCGCTTTACTCTCCCTCGTATAGCATCTTCACTTCGGTCTAGCATGAGTGCTATTTGTTCTACCGAACTAGCCCCGTAGGCTTGTTTCAAATAGTAGTCCTCTTTCTGTGTCCAGCGAGGGTTTTTGATTTCGTATTTCGTTTTCATATTCACAGTTATATTATACTAAAAACAGGAGAAGAAGTCAAGAACTTTTTTCAACTATGTGGAAAATATTTCTTGACTTTATCTCTGAAATTTACTATAATATACAAACTGGAGAAAAATTATGAGTGAAATCGAAATAATAACTTATTTACTAGTTTTAATCGGAGTTTCTTACACTTCTTTTAAAATAGGAAACACCCAAGGAATTCAAGATGCCATTTGGTATTTTGAGGAAGAGGGACTATTAACCAAAAAGCAAGAGGACTAAAAAAATTAATCTTGACTTTTGGTTAAGTTTTTAGTATAATATAAGAATGAAAAGTTCAGTTTATAACTGGACTGTTCCAGTACTGCGTCAGCAGGGGGCGGGATTGAAAGTGTACTCACTTCTTTGCAATGAAGATGAAAATTAGTCAGTACATGGGATTTTTATTAACCGAGATGCCGAAAGGGTCTCACAGATGTCGTCCGAAAGGAGACAAAGGAGAAAAATTATGGTAGTTAGAACATTACCCACAATACACGACCTTCACAGGTCATGGATTGGAGCAGATCGTTTTTTCGAAAGGTTCGCTTCAATGCCTACATACGAAGATAAATCGTATCCACGATTCAATGTAACAAAAGACGGAGAGCAATATCAAATAGAATTTGCACTTGCGGGTTACAAAAAAGAGAATATAACAATCGAAAGGGTTGATGGTAAACTCGAGATAAGTGGAGAAAAGAATCTGAAAGATGTGGCAGACGAGTCATATCTACATAGAGGGATAACAAGAAAAGCTTTTAAAAGAGCTTTTACTATTACAGATGATGTAATAGTCGACAAGGCAGAGTTTATTGACGGCATGCTAACAATAGACCTTCATGTGGAGATACCAGAAGAAAAAAGACCAAAAATAATAGATATCGTTTAACGGAGGCGTATTGAACGCCTAGATTACACAGGAGAATGAAAGTGTTACATAGAGTTACAAGTGGTAATTCTTTGGAAACGTTGAGACACATCCGACATCGTATAACTACATTACTATATTTACTACCTGCAGTAGTAGGTATCTGGTTTGCAGTTATGTTTATGTCTTGGGCAAGTTGAGATAACTAGGTCTTTTAAAGTTATATTTATGATAACAATAACAGAATTAGCAAAGAATAAAATCACAGAGAGGCTGGGCAAGGATTTGCTCCGCCTCTCTCTTTCTGGTGGAGGTTGCAATGGCTTCCAATATCTCTGGGATATAGCAGACTCTATCTCTCCTCAAAGCGATCATGTGATTGAAGACGTACTAGTTATAGATATGCACAGCATGGGATATCTTCATGGCTCAATCATTGACTGGAAGGAGAACTTAGTAGAGACAGGATTTGAGATACACAATCCAAATGTAGTAAGTGCATGTGGGTGTGGTGTTTCAATGGGATTTTCATGAAACCAAGTAAAGATTGTGTAGAATTAGTTAAACACTTCGAAGGATTCGAGAGTGAAGCATATCTTTGTCCTGCAAACGTGTGGACGATAGGGTATGGTCGTACTAGGAATGTACAAGAGGGTGATAAAGTCACAGAGCTACAGGCAGAAAGAGACTTATTAGAAGAATTAGAAGAGTTTGGACAACAAGTATTAGGTGTTGTTCAAGTTGATCTCACACAGAGTGAGTTTGATGCGTTGACATCATGGACATATAATTTAGGAGTAGGAAACTTAAATAGTAGTACACTTCTGAAAAAATTAAATGCAGGGGATAAGAATTCTGTTCCATCAGAAATGTTAAGGTGGAACAAAGCGTCTGGTAAAGTTTTAGCAGGACTTACGAGACGCAGACAAGCAGAGGCAGATTTATGGACAAAATAAAAGCACTATTGAAAAGGTTTTTATATTGGATAAAATATAAACTGTTTCCAAGATATGCTCTCAAGGTTAGTTACAATAACACTTGGGGTGATCAAGATGACCAAGAGTTTATAGTCAAAAGGTTTCACAAGAGAAAAGAAAAGTATTTAAAGTTTGTAACCGACAAAGGTGATGTAGTAGAAATACGAGGAGCCGATGGACTAAACTATAGGATAGAACAATTATGAATCAATTTTTTGTAGGGCTAGTAATAATATTAGGAGTAGGTTGCTGGTGGTTGTATGGAGAAAACCAAAAACTAGTAGCAAACAATTTAGCACTTGAAGGTGCTGTTGCAACTCAGAAGGAAGCGATAGCAAGTTTGCAAGCGGACTTCACATTACAGACAGAAGCCTTAAAACAACAAACCTTATTGAGCCAGCAAGCTCAACGAGAGCTAAACAGATACTCACAGTTTATCGCTAACTATGAGTTATCAGCAAAGATACTGGAAGATCCAGTAAAAATGGAAAGGAAAATTAATAATGGAACAAAGCACATATTCGAGGATATCGAAAAACTTAGTGTTACTGTTGACGATCTCGATGATGGTCTCCAGTTGCAGCATGCTGGGAAATAAACGAATAGAGATTGACGCCAAACCGTTAGACCGTACAATCGTACAACCCGTAATGCCACGAGAGATTGATCTCAAAGAGCCGAAGTGGTTTGCAGTAACAGAGAAAAATTTAGATACATTTTTAACAGATATTAAAGAGCAAGAAGGAGAAGTTATCTTTCTTGCAATGTCAATACCAGACTATGAAGTTATGGCATATAATATGCAAGAACTCAAAAGGTATATTACAGAGATGAAAGATGTAGTAGTATATTATCGAAAAGTGACTATGCCAAAACAGGAGCAGGAATGAAATTAATAAAAAAGGGAATATTATTTACAGTAAATAGCTGGCAGATTATTATGGACAATAGATATAATCCTCTAAGCTATATTAAAGAACCTTCGATGCAGTTATATTTTACTATGGCACTCTTTACTATGTGGAGTGCATACTTTGGAATAGTTGCATGGGCATGGTTAGAGTGGAAAAACTATAGCATTGTAAGTTCAATTTGGATACACTTTAGTATAGTTATTCCAATTTTTATAACTAACTTAGTATTCAAAGAAGCAAGACAGAACAATGCAAAGTGGCTAGTAAGCTGGGAGAAAAATGAAACAAATATATGAGTTTAAACTTTTTATAGAGTGCGAGCCTAGCAAAGAGCAAACGCCAAGTGATTGGCTACACGAAGCACTAACACAAGACAGCATATGGATTACAAATAATCAGGTGTATGGCATAGATGCAACACCTATCAATATAGACGAGCCAGGGTTTGAATGGCTAAAAATGATAAAGAATGACAAGGACAGCAAGAAATAGAGAACAAGTTATCAGAGCGAATCTGATGATGAGTATTACATCTTTGGAGAGACAACTCGAAGTATGTAAAAATGCAAATGAAATCGCTAGACTAGAGCTAGAGGTTAAGGAGTTGCGACAGCAGCTCGATGGAGAAATAGATGGAGTGGTTAAAAGCGAGAGTTTCTGAGAGAACATCTTGGGATGGAGCAGTATTGATGGCAGTAAGTCTGATTGTACTGTTTACAGGTGGACTGGCAAAGGTTTTAGCAGTAGCAGGGTTAGCCTACGGTGCTTGGACTTTCTATAAAGGAGAGTAATAAACTATGGCAATGCAACCAGGGCAATTCTCAGGGGATATGGACAGAAACGAGGTCGAAATTGATCTAAATAAATTCATGTCTCTTCTCCAAGAAAAGTCAGAACTCAAGGACAGAATAAGAGAATTAGAAGATGTAAACAACGTAAATCCTTGGCAGAAAGGTATCTTTCTTGCACAGATGGTAGATAGCTGGAGAATATTTCCTCGAGCTTTCCTAAGTATTTATATGTTCCTTCTATATTTCGCAACGTTCTGGTTCATGGATTTACCTGATCCTAGCTTGGAACAATCAGGACTAATATCTGTATTAGTCGGAGCGGGTGCAGCATGGTTTGGATTATATGCTGGAACGCACAAAGCTCCAACGGCAGGACAAGATAAGAAGTAAATACAATCCTTCAGCTACGCTATGCGCAGAGTATGAAGGAGGTGATCGAGTCTTATACGCACTCTGTTCTGCTGAAGCACAACTGACAACACCCATGTATTTGGGTGTTGTTCCCACCTTACCTCAAAATATATCTTGACTTACAAACTTAATTTTAGTATAATACTACTATGAATATTTTTATCTTAGACCATGACATTGACAAGTGTGCAGAATACCATGTAGACAAGCATATTGTAAAGATGCCTTTGGAGGCAGCACAGATGTTATGCACCACACATTGGATAGATCATTTTCTAGGATATGTACCGAGGAAACTAAATAAAAATGAATTACAATTATTACGAGAGGTCAAAGTCAAAGAACCACGTTATGTTCCTTACCTCCCTACTATGCATAACCACCCTTGCACTATATGGGCAAGAGAATCACTCGACAACTACGAGTGGTTATACTGCTATGCACTCGCCCTCAATGACGAGTATGGGTATAGGTATGGAAAGACACATAAATCCGTGCAGGAGGTGGTTCTCAGATTACCTGACCTTAAACATATACCAAGAAGCGGACTTACACCTTTTGCAATGGCAATGCCAGATGATCTTAAATCCGATGATGCCATACAGTCGTATCGCGACTTCTACCATTTCGACAAAGCAACCTTTGCGAGTTGGAAAGGAAGAGATAAACCTGAGTGGTGGGATGAAGAACTGGCAGACTATGAAAACAGGATAACAAGATGAGAGAGTTCGTATTAGGAGTCGGAGGACCAATACTACTATTGAGTACCTTTTTATATACAAGTGGAAACGATTTATCTATGGATAGAAACGAGTCTTGTTATGGAGAGTGCTATGAAGAGTATGTAAGAAATTTTGGTACACCTGCTGACATGGAAAGAAGAAAGAAACAGCTTGCCGCTGGAGACCCGTTTAGTGATATTCGAGGTTTATGGGCAGGTTGTGCTGCTTGTCATGGACAGAAAGGTGAAGGAATAGGTATGTTTCCAAAGCTAGTAGGACAAAGTAAAGACTACATAGTAGGAAAACTAAATGCTTATAAAAACAAAGAGCAAGTCGGACCAATGTCCTCTACAATGTGGGGACAAGCAGCTATGCTGTCTGACGCTCAGATAGATATAATAGGACAATTTATAGAAGAAGGAGCACCAAGCAAATGAGATTACTAGAAGAAAATTTAGGAGATGCTAGAATCTTTTCTACAAGACCTTTTGGTTACAAAAGATATCATGTAGAGTACACAAATGGTGATAGACAAATGTTCTCAGGGTTAAGATATTCGAAGGATAGGGTAATAGAATTAGTGGAGAAAAAGATTGACAGAGACAAAACAATTTAATGATTACGCAAAGTTCGTAATCAGTACAACCTCAGATGAGAGTTTATCTACTTCATCTTTAGTAGGAAAACTCGTTAGTTTGGGGTATGAATCAGATACAGAGTGGTCGCAACTACTCACAGCTTCCATAGGTATGCAAGCTGAATCAGGTGAGTTTTCAGAAGTAATTAAGAAAATTATATTTCAAGGAAAACCATACAATGAAGATGAAAGATATCATCTTAAAAGAGAACTAGGAGATGTATTGTGGTATTGGGTACAAGGCTGTACAGCACTTGGTTTTACACCACAAGAAGTCATGGAAGAAAATATTAAAAAACTAGAAGCCAGATACCCAAATGGTTTCGAAGTAGCACGATCAGAAGTTAGAAAAGTGGGGGATATATAGTGAAGAAAAGAACAATACCTGCGCACCATAGACAAGCCTTTGCAGAAGTAGAAGCTTGGAGAGAGGATAAAAAACTATTTGGTGTAGAGATAGCAGAACAGATAGCTATAGAAAAAGAAAGAGGAGAGATATGATTGAAATATTTCTCCTGCCTTGGACTATGGCAAAGTGGATATTTAGTTTAGGTATTTGGATATTTATTATTTCTTTTATCAAACAAACAGACACATATTTTACAACAATACAATGGTGTAAAGATAAATTTAACCGACAGAAAAGCAAAATTTTTGATAAGTCAGATTTACAATACAAAGATGGAGATAACACTTGAGTGAGATTAAGTACAAATTTAATGAAGATCATATATTGAAGGTAGTGAAAGGATACATAGACTTAACCTACCAACAGCACTATGGTCGAGGGAATATTCAAACTACAGAAGTTATTTTTGATGCACAGCATGGTGAAGGGTTTTGTATAGGAAACATCATGAAGTATGCCCAAAGATATGGTAAAAAAGAGGGCAGAAATGAAGCAGACCTGTACAAGATTATTCACTACGCAGTAATATTGCTCGGTATGTTAGATAGAGAAGAAGAAGCTAAATTTATCGAGTACGAGAAACAACTACAAATGGACATGGATTAGAATGGCAAAGAGAGGCGTAAGAGCAAAGAGTTATGAGGATTTAAGTACTGCAAACATCAAACGAGTAATTGCAGCACTAGAAGATGGAGCTACTAAAAAAGTAGCTTGTGAAATGCTAAGAATCAGTTACAATACTACAAGACTGAATAATATCTTAGACGAATATCATGAGGAGCAGGAAAGAGTGGCTACTAGAAAAGCTATGAATAAAGGAAAGCCTGCAGCACCTCATGAAATAAAACAAGCAATAACAGACTATATCGAAGGCGATAGTATAACTGATATTGCAAAAAGACTATACAGGTCATCCGCTTTTGTTAAAGGTATTATTGATAGAGTAGGAGTACCTAGACGACCTGTAGGAGATGAAAAATTAGCAGAGGTATTATTACCTGATGCTTGTATAAAGGAGGAGTTTCAAGAAGGTGAAATAGCTTGGAACTCTCAATATCATATGCCATGTATTGTAGGCAATGAGTGGACAAAAGAGTATCAAGATTCCAGACCTGGAATCAAAACTCTTGACTACGAAGAAAAGTATGGAGCAAAACTCTATACGGTATACAACTACAATTTATATCATTATGATGAATCAATTAAGACTTTGGGTTGGTGGTCTGGCAGAAAGAAACTCGGATTCAATAGCCACACACTAGCATATCGTCTAGGAAGTCTCGAGCACTTAAAAGAATATGGAGTAACGTTCGAGTGAAAAAGGAGAACACATGGAATTTTTATACTTCTATATGTTATTTGCTTTTTCAGGAGCATTTACAGTATCAGTAACAGTTTGGTATCCTGCTTTTTTAGTTGCTAAAGAGTTAGATCCAACTAATGTTGTATGTCAGAACATGAGTCTATATTTGGCTTTGTGTTTTGCATTTTCAGTTGTATTTGCACCTGCATTACTTATAATAATATTAAACACAGAGGAGTTTATAAAGGCGTTTGTAAACTCTATACTAGGGAAAACAGAATGAAAGACGAAATAAAAGAAGCATTAATAAAAAAGTATGAAGGCGAGAAAGCTACCGCCCATACTAATATTAGAATATATCTGTTAAATCCAACAGGTATAGGAGACCACTCAGATGTTATGGCTATGATTGACGAGCAAATCGGCAAGGCAGCCTTAGCAGACGAGAAACTAAACTATATAAAAGGAGTCAGGTAAGTACCTAACCATGAGAAAAATACTTCTTGACATTTGGTTAATAATTTAGTATAATAAAAATATGAATGAAGATACCGACAATAAATACGGAGTACCTCAGAATCATTATGAACAAGAGATTCGAGAACTAAACCGTAAAGTATATAGTCTATATCAGAAAGTCGAAAAGCTATTAGAGGAAAATCACGAACTAAAAGAAAAGCTAACAGTAAATAGTTCTTGACTTTAATAGTATCTGCTTCTATAATATAAATATGGGAGACAGATTTTATCAACAACAACTCGAAGCAACAGGCTCTTGCCCTGGCTATCGAGGTACAAAACGGAGACGAAGAATGGCTTGGACAGACGAATCGAAAGAACAAGCAGTTAATATGTATACCGAAGCAGGAGCTACTCCAGAAACAAGTATGGAGATAGTAAAAGACATAGCTGAGGAGTTAGGCGAGAGCCCGAACGGAGTCAGAATGATACTTACTAGAGCTGGAGTATATGTTAAAAAGAATCCTTCAGCAGGTGGTTCATCAGGCGGAAAGACAGGAGGCGGTAGAGTAAGTAAAGATGCTATGCATCAAGAACTTGCTGGTGCTATCTCAGACGCAGGACAAGAACCCGACATGGATATTATATCAAAGCTGTCAGGCAAAGCAGCACAGTATCTAGCTGGAGTTATTAACTCAGTAAACGATTAACCCACCTGAGGCACTAGGGGTAGTACTGCTATCCCTAGTGTTTTACATTCAAAAGTTTTAGCATATTTCTTGAATTAAACATATTCGGTAGCGTGGTTTCTTATAATTAAATGAAAGGAATCACTCGTGAAAAGAGACGAATTTATCAGAAAGGTGACAGAGTGTGGCGATGCTATAATCACATACAGAAGCACTAACTCTCGAAAGTTAAAGTACAATGTATGTACTTTAGATTTTACAACCCCATACATACAGCAGAAACGAAACAGAGCTCGCCCAACAAAAGACACAGTTCTTTTATGGTGTTGGGATACGGACTCGTATCGTCTACTTAGACCTGCCAATGTAACAAACATCACCCCATTGTCTAGCATATTGAGGAATACAAGATGGTAGATATATTTCAAGAACCAGAGTTTTATTCTCGTATTATTCATGAGAGTGAGGACGGCTACGAGCAGATACGCTTAGTAGTAAATACTTTTTATGGAAAAGAATATCTACACCTTAGAAAGTATTATATAGATTTCAATGGTGAGTGGCAAGCTACGAAACAAGGAGTTTCGATGCCTCTTGACCTATCTAACTCCAGAGAACTATTCTCAGGGTTAGTTGAAATATTATCACTTACAGAGAACAAAAAAGAAGTGTATGAACACTTCAAAGACGTAATGCAAGATTCATATTCTTGACGCTAAATCGCAAATACTTCTTGACTTGCCAAGCTATTGCCTTCATAATATTACAATGGCAATAATATACGGAAACATGAGATACAGTTTTAATGGAAAGAAACGTAAACCTCTTCCTCGCAAGTCGAAGAAGAGTACGCGAACTCCTACAAGTAAACCAAAGATTCCCCTTCATGCGAGACTTCGTATGGAGCAAATAAACGCACATACTGAAAAGTATCCTTCTTGGAAGGGCGATAAGTTAGCCCCTTGCGTAGTTGAAGATGATTCTTACAAAGAAGAAGCTAAACGCAAGTACACAGTAGCAATACCATACAATAAAGGAAGCTATCAGGTTGTGCCTGTGGAAGATTTAGAACATATCGGAAAATAATTCTTGACATGGAATCTGTATTTTGATATAATATATAAATGGAAAAATTAACGAAGTTATTAGATAAAGCGAGTGAGGACTACTATGCAGGAACTCCAACTCTATCAGATGAGGAGTTTGATAGGCTTGCAGATATTGCTAAGTATGCCAAAGTTGGTTCAGCTAGTGGAAAAGTTCCTCACGCGTTTCGTATGTATTCACTTCAGAAAGTTTTTAGAGGAGAAGATTCTCCACTCCCACATGGAGATGTAGTAGTAACCCCCAAGCTAGACGGAGCAGCAGTATCATTACTGTATGTAAAAGGAGAACTTACACAAGTTCTTACAAGAGGAGATGGCAAAGCAGGGTTAGATATTACAGATAAGTTTCTAGCGTGGGACATCATACCCAAAAAGATAGACAAAGCGTTAAGTCTTTTTCAAGTCACGGGAGAAGTAGTTGCTCCCAAATCCGTACCGAATTCGAGGAACTATGCTTCAGGTGCTTTGAACCTAAAAAGCGTAGACGAATTCCTCTCCCGAGACTTGTTTTTTGCAGCCTATGGAGTACAGCCATATGCCTTGCCAAGATGGTCAAGAGAAATGGAACTGCTTGATATGGAAGGTTTCAGTACTGTAATGAAAGGGGATTGGTCAAACTTTCCTCAAGATGGTACAGTATGGAGACTCGATTCAAATGAAGTATTTGAAAGACTTGGATACACAAGTCATCATCCCAGAGGTGCATTTGCGTTAAAAGAACAACAAGATGGTGTTATCACAACTTTGCTAGATGTCATATGGCAAGTAGGAAAGTCAGGAGTGGTCTCGCCAGTAGCTATTCTAGAACCTTGCGTTATAGGAGAGGCTACAGTCAGTAGAGCAACACTACACAATAAGTCTTACATCGAAGCACTCGGACTTTACATAGGTTGTAAGGTTGAGGTTATCAGGTCAGGAGAAATAATTCCTAGAATTGTAGGACTTGCAGAAAAATAAATCTTGACATTTGATGTCAGATTTAGTATAATATTAATAATTGATAAAAAGAGTAGATGAAACAACAAGCGATTGAAATTCCAGAGGTATGTCCTTCATGCCAAACCGAATTAGAGCTGATAAATGATCAGCTCTACTGCAACAACACAAGTTGCCCAGCAAAAAATTCAAAGATCGTGGAAGGTTTTGCTAAGACTCTTAGAATCAAAGGTCTTGGAACAAAGACCATAGAAAAACTTGGTTTAGAGTGTATAGAAGATATATACGAGCTGACACAAGAACGAATAGAACAAAAGCTAGGTTCAGAAAAACTAGCAATGAAGTTAGTAAATGAGATAGAATTAAGTAAAAATGCTAACCTTCAAGAGTTACTACCTGCTTTTGCTATTCCACTTTTTGGATCTACAGCTTCTCAAAAATTATGCGATAAGATTTCACACGTCGAAGAAATCAGCGAGAAGAGATGTAGTGAAGCAGGGTTAGGTCCAAAAGTTACAACTAATATCTGTAGTTGGTATAATAAAGAATACAAAAACAGATATAAAACTTTACCTTTCACATGGAAGGCAGATATTTTCGAAGGAGTACCAGTCGTAGATATAAACGAAGTAGTTTGTATCTCAGGACGCTTGACTTCCTATAAAACGAAAGCAGAAGCAAAAATGGAATTAGAGAAATATGGATATCGAGTAAAGGATACTTTAACAAAAGATGTAACAATCCTAGTCAATGAAAGTGGCATAGCTTCTAGTAAAACAAAGTCAGCAGAATCAAAAGGAATAAGAATAGTAACAAACATAAAACAGCTAATTGGAGAAAATAATGGCAGTACCTAAGTGGACAGACGAAAGAACTCAAGAATTAACAGAGTTCGTGGGTGGAGAATCACCCGTATCTCAAGCAACAGTTGCAGAAGCAGCTGAGCAGCTTGAAACATCTCCTAGATCAGTTAGTTCTAAATTAAGAAAAATGGGATTCGAGGTTGAACTCGCATCTTCAGTTTCTACTAGAACTTTTTCTGAGCAGGAGGAAGCAACTTTATCAGCATTTGTATCAGATAACTCTGGTAACTACACATATGCAGAGATTGCTAGTGCCTTCGAAGGAGGCAAATATAGTGCTAAATCAATTCAAGGAAAGATTCTTTCTATGGAATTGACAGATCACGTTAAACCTACTGAGAAACCTGCTTCAGTCAGAACTTACACAGAGTCTGAAGAAGCTACATTCTTACAAATGGTAGGTGACGGGGCTTTTGTTGAGGACATCGCTGATGCTCTTGGCAAGCCTGTAAATTCAATCAGAGGTAAAGCTCTTTCTTTCCTAAGAACAGGTGAGATAGACGCTATCCCTTCTCAAAGAGAAAGTACAGCTGCTTCTAAAGTAGATGCACTTACTGCGCTAGGGGATATCTCTGAGCACACAGTTGACCAGATTGCTGATGAGATTGGCAAAACAGTCAGAGGTGTCAAAACTATGCTAACCAGAAGAGGTCTTGCTTGTGCAGACTATGATGGTGCAGCAAGAAAAGAAAAAGCGTCCAGCTAAACTTTTCAATCCTAGAGGCGTGGTTAAGGTAACTTGACCACGCTTTCTTTTGCACATATATTTGGGAGAATAATGAACATAAGTTCAGCACTTATTAACAAGATAATTGTCGAACAGGACATGGAAACCTGGGGCTCTCTTGAATCTCATTATTTACCCACAGAATACCAACCAATCTTTCGAGCCGTTGAAACACACTTCTCGACTTTCAAGACTCTACCCACATTTGATGACTTAAAACTAAGTCTTAGAGACCAAACTATCAAAGAAAAAATCTTTGCGATAGAAACTCTTGATGTGGACTCAGAGGCTCCTCACCTACTTGAATACCTAAAAAACGAATATACACATGGCGAAATCTTAAATAAACTAGATAAGTATGTGGATAATTCTGTTGCTATGTCAAGCGCAGAAGAACATATTCTTGCTTTAGAAGATATATCAGTAGATATGCGAAATAAAGTTGAGATAGAGGACTCAGAAGAAATCAATATGCAAAAAATCAATCCACTAGAGACTGTGGAACAGTTGAAAAACTACATACCATTAGGACTGAATACAGAGTATGATTCCAAGAATCACTTTGCAAAAACAGACTTAGTTCTAATTGGTGGACGTAGAGGAAGTGGTAAGTCTCTTGTATGTGCAAACATTGCCGTAAACCAGTATGAAGCTGGTAAGAGTAGTCTTTTCTTTACGATAGAAATGACAAAAGATCAGACGTTTAGACGTATGGCATCTATTGCCACAGGTATACCTTTAGAGAGACTGAGGAATCGTATGCTAACACAGCAAGAGTTCAAACAACTTGCAGAGTGGAACGCAAGTAGATATGAAGGTAGTGCTAATATTTTAGCTGATTTTTATACTCATGGAGACTATGATAAGTTTCAAGAAACTTTAATTAAACTTCCATTACGGCTAGATAGACAAATGGATATAGTCTATGATCCTGCTCTTACTTTAGCTAAAATTAAAGCTGAAGTAGAAGTTCGAATGAATTATTTGGACATTGGAGTTGTAATTGTAGACTATATTAATCAAGTAAAACGATCCACGCTTCCAAGTAAAGGTGGGCAATATGATTGGACAGAGCAGATAGAAGTCAGTAAAACCTTAAAGCAGTATGCACAGGAGCACAAATGCCTATATGTTAGTCCATATCAAGTAGATGCCACAGGCGAGGCAAGATTTGCAAAAGGTATATTAGATGCCGCAGATGCCGCCTACTCACTAGAGACTTGGGAGCCTGGTGATAATTGTATGACCTTTGAGTGTAAGAAGATGAGAAACGGTCCGATTGAAGATTTTTCTTCCCAAATATCTTGGGATACATTGAAGATTGGTCCACAGTCTAGTATGACACCAAAGCAAAGAGAAGCAATGAAAAAAGAAATGGCTTCAGGAGAGGAGATACAGGAGTTATAATGGCAAGTGATAGAATTGGAAAAAAGTCCGCAGAGCTAGTAGCTTTGCCTCCCTACAAATGGTATAGTAGAAAAGCTTCATGGTTGCTAGAGCAGCCTACAGTTAGTGAAAATATAGAGAATATCCCAGTTAATGAACCTCTAATGGAAAGTTTATTAGCAGAGGGTATGCACAATCCTATATTATGTCTAAAAAGCCATTGGCCTCTTGCTGGAGGACAGCGTGTACGCGCAATACACGAAATTAGAAAAAATAGTCCTGATTATGATATGGACATTCAAGTAATGCAGTTTACTGAAGATTATCATAACTTGTATTATCTATGGGGCGATATCGAAGAACGAAACCGCATCATAGCTATTACATTTCAATTATGGGAGCTTGTATTTAAAAGTTTGTATTATGATATGGACAAAACGGGAACGGGGGTCGATATGACATATTACGAAGATTTAGGAGAAGAGCTGAAATGGAAACTGAACGACAAGAAGTCGAAACAGAAGTTGATAGAGGATTAATAGCATTTTTAGAAACACTTACTGCATGGATTTTAGTAATAGTATTGTTTCTTCCAATGTTTAGATTAGTATACAATAGCATATGAACGTAGAGGAGATTTTATATAAACATAAGATAGTATTTCGCAATCAAGGTGCGGACTATGTTGTATCGTGTCTGAACCCAGAACATGATGACAACAATCCATCTATGCGTATTGATAAAATCACAGGGATCTTCAACTGTTTTGCCTGCGGGTTCAAAGGAAATATCTTCAAACACTTTGATGCCCCAGTTAGTCACCTTGAGATTAAAAGAAATAATGTAAAGAAGAAGATAGAAGAAATAAGGGCACAGAATATAGGATTGATAGCACCTAGTGATGCACTACCCTACATAGGAAACTTTAGAAACATCAAACCAAAAACATATGCAAACTTTGGTGCTTTTACACACCATGAGTCGCATTTCATAGGTCGAGTTGTGTTTCCTGTAACAGATGTAACTGGCGCTACAAGAGCATTTATAGGTAGACATCAGGATAGAACAGTAGTACCTAAGTACTTAATCTATCCTCCAAAATCTAAGTTGCCCTTGTTTCCTTTTACTGCCAAACCAATACTTGGCAGAATAATATTGGTGGAAGGAATTTTTGATGCAATAAACCTTCATGATAAAGGTTTAACAAATGCAATGTGTTGCTTTGGCACACAAAATATCGATACATACAAACTAAGTATGTTAAAGTTTATTGGTGTACGACAAGTAGATATTCTATTTGATGGAGACACCGCAGGGAGAGAGGCTGCAGAAAAGGTTGCAGACTTATGTGAACAAGTAGAACTTTTGGCTAAGATAGAAACTATGCCTGATGGATTAGACCCAGGTAGCTTGCCAGAAGATCGAGTAAAAAAATTAAGGAAGTATTTATATGACTAACAAAGTAGCTTTGATAGACAAAGCACCAAACAGAACAGATTATGTAACTCATTTTCAAAATGAGTTTGAGTTTGATCACTACCATTTATGTAGTAATCCAGATATTAAAAAGGTTTTAAAAAGAGACGTAGATATTGACATTGATCTTGATGTCTACGATTGGGTCATTCTCGTAGGGAGTGAGGCGTTACAGCAGTTCACTCCTGAGAGATCAATCACAGAGCATAGCGGGCGACTTATAGACGATAAATTTCTCCCAGTTATCAATCCTGCTATGCTCGCCTTTAGACCTGAGGCAAGAAGAACATGGGAGGACTCACTAAAAAATATCTTAGGATATGTTAGTGGGGATTTAAAACCAGTAGATATATCTACAGAGTCATTCTATGGAATTGACAACAAGGAAGAGGCAATTGAATGGATAAACAAAGCGCTAAACGCTCCAACAGGTTACATATCATGCGATACAGAGACAACAGGACTGTACCCAAGAGACGGGCATATCCTAGGGTTAAGTCTCGCCTACTGCAGAGATCATGCAGTATACATTTTAACAGACGTGGTAGACGAGGAAGTGGAGGTTTTACTCCAGAAGCTCTTTACCAAAAAGATAACCGTCTTTCATAACGCAAAGTTTGACTTGGCATTTTTAGAGTACCATTTCAATTTTGAGTTTCCACGCATAGAAGATACCATGTTGATGCACTATATGTTGAATGAAAATCCAGGAACACATGGATTGAAGCAACTAGCTTTGAAGCATACAAAGTATGGAAACTATGAACAAGACTTACATAATTATATAGCTGATTATTGTAAGCGAAACGGAGTTCTAAAATCACAGTTTACTTGGGAATCTATCCCATTTGATGTGATGCAAGTATATGCTGCGATGGACGCTGCAGTTACTTATGAACTCTATGAGCTAATGCTAGAGGCTCTTAATAAAAATCCAAAACTAGTAAAAGTATACAAGGATATTCTTATTCCTGGTATGCTATTCTTAAAAGACTGTCAAGATAATGGTGTACCTTTTGATCGTAGAAGATTAGAAGAGGCACAAAACTTGATGGAAAAAGAAATAAGTGAAGCTATTGAACAGTTGTATAGCTATAAAGAAGTACAACTATTTGAAAAAGCACAAGGCAAAGAGTTCAATCCAAACAGTACAGTACAGTTACGAAACTTACTATTTGATGCTATTGGATTAGAACCTACAGGTAAACTAACTGGTACAGGCGCACACTCTACAGATGCAGAGGTTTTAGCCCAGCTTGCGGATCAGCACCCAGTACCGAATCTAATCTTAAATATTCGTCAGAAATCTAAGATTAAAAATACTTATTTAGATAAGATTATACCGCAACTTGATAGAGATAGTAGATTGAGAACTAATTTCAACCTACACGCTACAACATCAGGTAGACTTTCTTCAAGTGGTAAATTGAATATGCAACAGATACCTCGAGACAATCCGATTGTCAAAGGTTGCATCAAAGCAAAAGAAGGAAATCAGATAGTTGCAATGGACTTAACAACTGCAGAGGTATATGTAGCTGCTGCACTATCTGGTGATAAAAATCTAAGTGAAGTATTTAGATCTGGTGGAAACTTTCACAGTTCGATTGCAAAGTTAGTTTTTAGACTGCCTTGTGAGATAGATGAGGTCGCTGAACTATACTCATTTGAAAGACAGGCAGCTAAAGCTGTTACTTTCGGTATTATGTATGGAGCAGGGCCTAATAAAATATCACAACAAGTTACAAAAGACTCAGGGTCTCACTTCTCTGTTCAAGACGCACAGAGAGTTATTAGCCAATACTTTGATCAGTTCAGCAGACTAAAGCATTGGTTAGAAGAACAAAAAGAGTTTATTGAAGCAAATGCGTTCTTATATTCTACCTTTGGTAGAAAGCGCAGACTTGAAAATGTGAGAAGTGCTGATAAAGGCATAGCAAGTCATGAAGTAAGAAGTGGCATTAACTTCTTAGTTCAGTCTGTATCTTCCGATATGAACTTGCTTGCCGCAATAGATATGAATAACTATATAAAAGAGAACGGACTAAAGAGTAGAATTTTTGCTCTTGTACATGACTCCATTCTTGCAGAGTGTCCACATCATGAGATTGATGCGTACAGTAAAAAACTTACAGAGTTTGTACAAATGGACAGAGGTGTATACATAAATGGTGCTCCAGTTGGTTGTGACTTTGAGATAGGTGATGACTATAGTATGGGCAAGTATACTAAACTATATGGTTAGATTTGACTTAGTGTACCCAGTTTACGTTTTGAACTCAGATAATATCTGGAAACAAGATGGTATTGTTTTTATAGACGATAAAATACTTGATGACTTAAACCAAACTGGGGATACTATTGGGCAAAGAAGGTTGAGGACACCTTTAAAAAATTTATTTCCACTCAAGTTTCAAATTGATGATGTAGTGGGATTGATAAAACATAGAGGCAAGAACTATGTAGACACCTCAGGAAAGTATTTCCATTACGAGAAGTCTACATATACACAGTTGAAATGTCATAAGATTCGAAAAGTTGAGGATAACATACATACTTCTACAATCTGGTTAAAAGACATTCATCATTCTTTCTCGGAAAAACGTCCTCCAAAAAGTACCGAGTCGTGGGCACAAGTGCTATATCTAAACGGTTTGCCTTGGGTTATCTACGACTTTCTTGAGCAAGAAATAAAACCTACAAGACGAAAGATATGAAAGCAGTGCTAAGTAATAGAATCTATATGAGTGCGACTCCTCGTCAGCAGTCGGATATCGATAGCACACTTACATATACAATACCAAGTCATGATCCACGAGATCCCCCAATTACAATTAAAAATATGGGGATTATTCGAAAAGAGTTGATTACTATGCCAAGTGGTAGAGAAGATTTGATTCCGAAAGATTATGAAGTAGTTGATAAACGTGTGACCAAACCGATAGAATTTCCTTCTTTCAAGTTTAAGTTACGACCAAGCCAGCAAGAGGTGTTCGACAAAGTCGATAGCAGTTGTATAATTAACGCTTGGGTAAGCTGGGGCAAGACATTTACTGCCTTAGCAATCGCATCAAATCTTGGTCAAAAAACTCTCGTCGTTGTCCATACTTTAGCTTTGCTAAAACAATGGCAAACAGAGGCAAAGAAAGTCTTTGACATTGACGTAGGAATTATTGGTGGCGGTAAATTCAATATGAACAGCCCCATTGTTATAGGGAGTGTTCAGTCTTTATACCGTAGGGTCTCTGACATTTCCGATCAATTTGGAACTGTGATACTTGATGAGATGCATCATGTTAGCAGTCCTACTTTTGCTAAGATTATCGACAAAAATAAAGCAAAATATAAGATCGGATTGTCAGGAACTATTGAAAGAAAAGATGGTAAGCATGTAGTGTTTAGAGACTATTTTGGACAAACAGTACACAAACCACCGAAAGAAAACTATATGATACCTAAAGTAGATATTATATCTTCGGACGTAAGATTTATGGATGGACAGAATATCCCATGGGCAAATAAAGTTACACACCTCTCGTATCAAGAGGAGTATGTACATTCGATTGCTATGATAGCAAGTGCCTATGCAGCTAAGGGTCATAAAGTTTTGGTTGTCTCAGACCGAGTAGAGTTTCTAAAAACTTGTGCTAAACTGAGTGGAGATGAGGCTATAGCAATTACAGGAGATATACCTCATGAAGAACGTCCTAAGATGATGAAAGAACTTTGGCACGATAAAAATATTTTATATGGTACACAGTCGATATTTTCAGAAGGTGTATCACTTGACTGTCTAAGTTGTCTCATCTTAGGAACTCCTGTAAACAACGAACCTTTGTTGACGCAGCTTATAGGACGTATTATAAGAGTACAGGAAGATAAAGCACAGCCTGTTGTAGTGGATATAAATTTAGTAGGAAAAACTGCACGAAGACAGGCGAACAATAGACGAGGCTACTACATGAAGCAAGGATACGAGGTAAATGACCTATGAAAAAATACTTCTTGACAGGAGTTGAATTTTTTAGTATAATATATGATACGATATAATTGGAAAAAGATCGCAAAACATAGCAATAATAAGGTTTCTGACATCTTACTTATAGTTTGGTATCTAACATATGATTATCCACCTACAAGTAGACGAGACAGACTCTTTAAATTTTATGGAAAAGATTACTCAGGTGATAGTTTTTTACTAAATCCTGAGTTTATTTACAAGCATCGTAAGTCCGCTTCTGATTCAGAATGGGCTGAGTATATCGCTGTAGCATCTTTTAGAAGTTATAACGAATATTTAACAACAAAGAAACTAACAATAGAACTAGCACGACTTCCCAAAGGAGTGCAGAACATAATTAAAAAGAATAGGCTACTTAAGATTGAGAATGGACAAGTTCATTTTCAGTATGAGAAGTCACAGAAGGAGAAATAAAATGGCATTAAAATTTGCACAATTAGAAGGTAAGGCTAAGAAGTCTTCCATAAATCAATATACATATCAAGATGGCGACAATGTCGTAAGAATGGTAGGAGATATACTTCCTAGATATGTTTATTGGATAAAAGGTGAGAACGCAAAGAACATTCCTATGGAGTGTCTTTCCTTTAATCGTTCTACAGAATCTTTTGATAATAAAGAAAAAGATCACGTAAAGGACTACTACCCTGAGATGAAGTGTGGTTGGTCGTATGCAATACAATGTATTGATCCAAAAGACAAGCAAGTCAAAGTACTCAACTTAAAGAAAAAATTACTGGAGCAAGTAATGCTTGCTGCAGAAGATCTTGGTGACCCCACAGATCCCGAAACAGGTTGGGATGTACACTTTAAAAGAGTAAAAACTGGACCAATGGCTTTCAATGTAGAGTACCAACTACAAGTACTCAGGTGTAAAACTAGAGCATTAGATGAAGAAGAAAGAGAGTTGATATCAGGGTTGAAATCTATGGATGAGGTACTTCCTCGCCCAAGTGCTGATGCTCAAAAAGAACTATTAGATAGAGTTAGAGCAGGGAGTAGTGAGGCTCCTGACCAAGAAGTTGCAGAAGAATTTTCTAGCAATGATGGAGAACAAAAATGGTAACAGTTGGACAAGAGTTTCCCGAGTTCACAATGGCAACTTGTGAAAGTGATAATACTATCGCTGGGATAACTCAAGCTGACATTGACTCACAATGGACAGTAATGTATTTTTACCCCAAAGATTTTACTTTCATTTGCCCTACAGAGATTGTAGCTTTTGATCAATTAGTAGATGATGCACAGGTTATTGGAGTAAGTGGAGACAATGAATTTTGTAAACTTGCTTGGAAACAACAACCTAACTCACCTATTGGTTCTCTTAAGCATACTCTTGCCGCAGATTCTGGCATGGCTTTAGGGTATGAACTTGGAATCGTAAGTGAAGAGGAAGGAGTCCATTATAGAGCAACATATATTATTGATCCAAATAATATAGTTAAGCACGTATCAGTAAATTGCTTAGATACAGGCAGAGACGCTAAAGAGATTCATAGAACTTTATTAGCGATTCAAGAAGGAGGATTAACAGGGTGTGCTTGGACACCTGGAGATAAATTAGTAGGATAGATATGAAATACATACCAAAAGTAGCAGCACCGCTTGCTACATTTTTATTAAGAATACCACTTAGTGTGATGTTCTTACAACAAGGACTTAGTAAGTTCCCAGTAGATGGAGCAGTAGCAGAGATGTGGAATCTACCATATATTGTTTGGTGGTTTGTAACCTATGGTGAAATAGGATCTGCTATTGGACTCATAGTCGGAGGTGTAATTGGTATTATACCTACGCATAAATGGTTTGGTGAGACTTCACAAAATATTATTTGGAATATTGGAGACTTACTTACTAGATTTAGTGGTATTACTATGACTTGTGTTGTGACAGGAGTTTTATGGCTAATGAGCCCAAATAGTTTATGGGATGTAATTTGGAGAGACTACTTACATGTAAGTTTGTATGTAGGTGGCTTATACTTTGCTCTCAGAGGAAATGCTAGGTACGGAGTATGATTTTATTTACAGCAGATTGGCACGTAAAGTTAGGACAAAAGAACGTACCTACAGAGTGGGCTATAAATCGATATAAACTATTTTTTGAACAAGTAGGACAGGCAATCACAGAACATAAGTGTGATTTACATATTATTGGTGGTGATCTATTTGATAGGTTACCATCAATGCCTGAGTTAGAGTTATATTTCGATTTTATTAGTGGAGTAACTATTCCTACAATTATATTTGATGGGAACCATGAAGCTACTAGAAAAAATAAAACATTCTTTACACAACTAAAATCTGCAACTCAAAGATTAAATCCTTTAGTTACAGTTATAGATGAAATAACAGTAACAGATCAATACAGTATATTACCGTATTGTTATTTACATAAAAAGTGGAATCCAGTATTAGACTTAGATATACGAAAGCCTTTATTCACTCATGTGAGAGGCTCTATACCACCTCATGTATCTCCTGAGATAGATTTAAATAAACTGGCACAGTTTCCAGTAGTATTTGCAGGAGATTTGCATAGTCACTCTAATACTCAATTAAATATTGTATACCCTGGTAGTCCAATGTCTACTCAGTTTCACAGAACAAAAGTGCAAACAGGATACTTATTAATTGATGAGGCTAGTTGGCAATGGGAATGGAAAGAGTTTAATCTACCACAACTAATTAGAAAGACGGTAACAGATCCGAACGCTATGATCCCAACTACATACGACTATACGATCTATGAGCTAGAGGGAGATGTTGCCGATCTTTCACTTATTAAAAATACAGAACTACTAGATAAAAAAGTAGTAAAAAGAAAAACAGAAGCAACTCTAATATTAGATTCAGATATGACAATGGAAGAGGAGCTAGCAGAATATCTAAGTTATATTCTGGAATTAAAAGATGAGACAGTAACACAAATTTTAGGAATATTTCATGATAACTCTAAAAATGCTGAAGTGGGATAACTGCTTTAGCTATGGAAAAGATAACAGTATTAACCTTAACAATAGCACTCTCACTCAACTGGTGGGTACCAATGGCATGGGCAAGTCTTCCATTCCACTTATTATCGAAGAAGCCTTATACAACAAGAATAGTAAAGGCATCAAAAAAGCCGATATACAAAATAGATTCATAAATGCAGGTTATAATATAAATTTAACCTTTGCAGTAGAGGATACTGACTATGCAATAGATGTACGCAGAAGCAGAGGGAGTATAAAAGTTAAGTTATTTGAAGGTGACGAAGATATTAGTAGTCATACTGCAACAAATACATATAAAACAGTCGAGCAGATACTGGGTCTGGACTTTAAAACATTTACACAGTTAGTATATCAAAATACAAATACATCTTTGCAGTTTCTAACAGCGACAGATGCAAACAGAAAAAAGTTTTTGATAGACTTACTAAACTTGGAAGATTATGTCGCTTACTATGACGTTTTTCGTGAACTTGCAAGGACTTCAGGTCAGCAACTTGCGGAACTAGATGGAAAATCAAAAACTATTGTAAAATGGTTAGATGAAAATAAATTGAGTGATAGTACCATACTTCCAATGATAAAATTACCAGAATATTCGGAAGAAGATGAGAAAGAATTACGTTCTTTATTTGTAGACTTTGAAAATATTTCGGAAAAAAATCAAAAAATTAACGAAAATAATACATATAAGCAACTATTTGCTCAGCTAGATATGAGTTTACTACAAAGTAAACTGCCTGAGCCAGAGCCGTTTGATGACTTAATTTCTAAGAAAGGCAGACTTGGTGGATATGTTTCTGAGTGGGAAAGGAAAGAAGAAAAGTATAAAAACTTAGAAGGCACTTGTCCAACTTGTGATCAGTCTATTCCAGAAGATTTTGTTAAAAAATGGATAGCAGAAGCACAGCAACAAGTAGAAGAACATAGAGCCCGTTTAGGTGAACTAGATGTAGAAATACAAGCTAGAATAAAAGAGAAACAAAAATATAAAGAGTATGTAAATACGAAACGAGAGTTTGAAGATTTACATTCTCGAATAGATAAAACTCTACCTACAGAGGTTCTTGATGCGAGAGAGTTATCTGATAAAATTGATCAGTTGAGAGAACAGATTACTCACGCCAAATCGCAGATACAGGAGATAGCAACACAAAACGAAGAACGAACGAAGAAAAATACAAGGATTCAAGTTATCCTTGAGCAAACCGCAGAGTTTGAGAATGAACTTGAAGAAATTACAGAAAAATTATCTAAAGTCGAAGAGACAGCAGGACATATAGAAGTACTAAAGAAAGCTTTTTCTACTAACGGTCTTATTGCATATAAGATTGAGAATATGGTAAAAGAGTTAGAAGATTTAGCAAATGATTACTTAGCGGATTTAAGTGATGGGAGATTTAGCATCAACTTCGTAGTAACTAATGATAAACTAAACGTAGAAGTTACAGACGAAGGAAATATTATTGATATAACCGCACTTAGTAGCGGTGAATTGACAAGAGTTAACACAGCGACTTTGATAGCTATACGAAAATTGATGAGTAGTATATCAAAAAGTCGGATAAATGTTCTCTTTCTTGATGAAGTCATAAATGTACTTGACGAGCAAGGAAGAGAAAAGCTAGTAGAAGTTCTATTAAGAGAAGAAGGCTTAAATACTTATATAGTATCACATGGCTGGACTCACCCTCTTTTAGACAAGATTGAAGTCCTCAAGACAGATAATATTAGTAGATTAGAATGACAGCAAGAAATAGGAGAAGATGCTTTAGAATGAGTAAGATAAAAGATACAGTAGATTTTATACACTCGTCAGATTTAGACGAGTTTGAACAGTTCTGTCGTCGTATGTGGCTAGACTACTGTGATGAGCATGGATCTGTTTTTGGAGGTATATCCCTTTCATATGAGGAATATACTAGAGAATATAGTGATTATTTAATGGAGAGATATGGCACAGGTAAGAAGTGATTATATCGAAGTAGAGAGCGTTCCAAGACCAATAAGAGACAATATTATCATAAAACGTGGTAAAGTTGAGTCAAAAGAAACGAGTGGAGGGATAATTATTCCTGATTCATCGCGGAGACTTGATAATAGTGGCGAAGTAGTAGGTGTAGGAGATTATTCCAGACTTACTAAAACTGGATTTGAAGTTCCCTTCGAAGTAAAAGTAGGTGACAGAGTGTATTTTGAATGGCACGCTGCACAGAGAAAGTTAAAAGTCGAAGATGACTTTTATGTAATATTAACAGAAAAAGATATTCTATTCGTAGAAGAAGATTAATGGTAGACCCAAGAGCAAAAGGCGCGGCAGGAGAGCGTCAAGTAAGAGATTTACTTAAAACACATACTAACCTAGACTTTGAAAGAGTACCCATGTCAGGTGCACTTGAATATATGAAAGGAGATTTGTTTGTACCCAATAAAGAGAACAATTACTGTATAGAAGTAAAAAATTATAAAGATAATCATTTTACTGACAAAGTAATTAGTACAACATCTAATCAATTCATAAAATGGTGGACACAGGCAGTAACTCAAGCAGAACAGGCAAAGCAAAAGCCTGTTCTGTTTTTTAAGTATAATAGATCAAAAATATATGTGGCACAACAAGATGAGCCACAAAAAGTCGAACGGTGGGTATATGTAAAGCACTTGGATTGTTATGTTAGTTTAGCTACGGATTGGCTAATCTTTGAACAACCGAGGTTTATAAATGGCTAAAAGTTTCATGGATATGGGGAGCGAGGCTCCTCATGATAGAGTAATAGTTATTGATGCACTTAATCTAGGTTTTAGATGGAAGCATCAAGGTCGCACGGACTTTGCAGACGATTATATGCGTACTGTAGAGTCTCTTGCAAGCTCTTATAACTGCGGCACTATTATTATAGCTGCGGATTGGGGTGGAAGTACCTTTCGTCAGAATATTTATCCTGAGTATAAAGGTAACAGAAAAGAAAAGTATGAAAAGCAAACACCTGCAGAGGCAGAGGCTTTTCAAAAATTTATAGAAGAAATGGAACGCACTCTTGCACTTATGGACAGGAGATGGTGTGTTCTACGCTTCAGAGGAGTGGAGGCTGATGATATAGCAGCTCACATAGTAAAAAATAGAGAAAAGTATGAAATTGATCATATATGGTTAATGAGTACTGATAGAGATTGGGATTTACTTATCAATCCAAATGTCTCTCGTTTTTCTTATATAAATAGAAAAGAAACAACGTATGAGAACTGGAGTGTAAATCATAATTATTCTGTAGAAGAATATATAACAATCAAATGTCTGATGGGAGATTCTGGAGACAATGTACCAGGCATACCACAGATTGGTCCGAAGAGAGCAGAAGGTTTAGTAAAAGAGTTTGGAAATGCATTTGACATTTACGACGCAGCACCATTTAGTAGTAATTATAAATATATACAGTCACTAAATGAAAATATAGATCAGTTGCTTACAAACATGGAGCTGATGGATTTGCTTGAGTATTGTGACCAAGCGCTTCTTGATGCAGATATCAATTTAGAGGATTTATCCTCTACAATATATGGATATTTAGATGAAAATAGAAATAGATTACAGTAAAGATAGTTTACTTGATGAGTTTAGTTTAAGAACTCTAAAAGAAAGATATATGATTCCTGGCGAGACTTCTCCTCAGGAAGCCTTTGCACGAGCAGCTCAAGCATTTGCAGATGATGAGGCTCATGCACAAAGATTGTATGACTACGCTAGTAAGCAATGGTTTATGTTTGCAACTCCCGTATTATCAAATGGTGGTACTAAGAGAGGCTTACCGATTAGTTGTTTTTTAAATTATGTAGACGATAGCCGAGAAGGTATTACAGAGCACTATACAGAAAATGCGTATCTTTCGTCTTTTGGTGGAGGTATTGGAGGCACTTGGACAGATGTTCGAGCACAAGGTACAAAAACTTCTAAGGGATCTGAAAGCACAGGCGTTATACCTTTTATGAAAGTAGTCGATGCAGAAATGTTAGCATTTTCACAGGGAGTAACTCGCAGGGGAAGCTATGCTTCATACTTACATATGAGCCACCCCGAAATAGAAGAGTTTTTAGATATAAGAAAGCCTACAGGTGGAGATACAAATCGTAAGTGTTTGAACTTACATCATGGTGTAGTAATACCTGATACGTTTATGCAAATCATACATAGGGCAACTAAAGAAGATGGCTTTGATGATAGTTGGGCACTTATTGATCCACACAGTCAAGAAGTTAAAAAGATAGTGTCAGCAAGAACACTATGGGTAAAATTATTACAGAATCGTATGGAAACAGGAGAACCATATCTTATGTTTGAAGATGCTGTACAAGAAAATTTACCTGAGTTTCAAAAAAGAAAAGGATTATCAGTACATCATAGTAATCTTTGTTCTGAGATAACTCTTGCAACAAATGATGAAAGAACTGCTGTATGCTGTTTATCAAGTGTAAACTTAGAGTATTTTGATGAATGGTCAAAGATTCCAGCATTTATACCTGACTTAGTACGAATGTTAGATAATGTTCTAACAGTTTTTATTGATACTGCTCCTCCACAACTTGAAAAAGCACGATTTAGTGCTATGAGAGAACGCAGTATAGGATTAGGCGCGATGGGATTCCATGCGTATTTACAAAAGACAAATGTACCCTTTGAAGGTATGTGGGCAACAAGTAACAACATGAAAATGTTTAGTTACATAAAAGAAAAGGCAGATGAAACAACTAGAAAACTTGCAGTAGAGAGAGGGGCTTGCCCTGATGATGATACTGCATCAGTAAGAAATGCACATTTATTGGCTATCGCTCCTAATGCAAGTAGTTCAATTATATGTGGTAATACTAGTCCAAGTATTGAGCCTTTTCGTGCAAATGCATACACGCAGAAAACTAAATCTGGTTCTCATTTGCACAAAAATAAATACTTAGAAAAAGTATTAGAAAAGTATAATGAAAACACTTCTGAAACATGGCAGAGTATTATTACTAACAGAGGAAGTGTACAGCATTTAGAATTTTTAACACCAGAAGAAAAAAATGTTTTTAAAACTGCTGTTGAAATAAATCAGGCATGGGTGATAGAACACGCAAGTATGAGACAAGAGTTTATTTGTCAATCACAGAGCGTAAATTTATTCTTTCCCCCTGATGTAAATAAAGGAGATTTGCATAACGCACATATGTTAGCATGGGCTAAAAATATGAAAACGCTTTACTATTTACGAAGTGAAGCAATCAGTCGTGCAGATAATGTATCTAACGAAGTAAAAAGAGAGATAATCTTTGAACAAGAAGGTTGTCTAAGTTGCGAGGGATAAGATGTTATTAGAAGAAAGAGAATACTATAAACCTTTTAAGTACCCCTGGGCATTTGAGAACTATAAGAAACAACAACAAATGCATTGGCTACCTGATGAGGTGCCTTTACAGGACGACATAAAAGACTATAGAGAAAAATTAAGTGAAGGCGAAAGATTATTACTAGATAATATATTTAAGTTCTTCACTCAAGCAGATGTAGATGTATGTGGAGGCTATGCGCACCACTACTTGCCTACATTTAAACAACCAGAAGTAAGAATGATGCTAGTTAGTTATGCTGCTATGGAAGCAGTGCATCAAGAAGCATATTCATTACTTCTAGAGACTTTAGGAAAGTCAGAAGACATGTACCAAGAGTTTTTTGACATACATGCAATGATGGAGAAACATGAATACTTACAAGATTTTAGTATGAAAACTCCATTTGATATGGCAAAAACAATGGCAGTATATAGTGCTTTTACAGAAGGAGTGCAACTATTTAGTAGTTTTGCGATTCTTCTAAACTATCCAAGACATAATTTAATGAAAGGCATGGGACAGATTGTTACATGGAGTATTCGTGATGAATCATTGCATGTTGAAGGTTTGTCAAAACTATTTCGTACTTTCATGCAGGAACACCCTGAGTTATGGACAGATAAGTTAAAGTATGAAATCTATTGTGCGGCAGAAAAAACAGTAGAACTAGAAGATAACTTTATTGATATTTGTTTTGATAAAGCAGAAGTTCCTGATCTAACCGCAAAAGAAGTAAAAGAATATATTAGATATATTGCTGATAGAAGATTATTAGGTATAGGTATGAAAAAAATATTTCATAGCACCACTAACCCTCTTCCTTGGATTGACATGCAAGTAAATGCAGTTGAGCATACCAACTTTTTTGAAAATCGTGCTACCGAGTATGCTAAGGCTAGTACACAAGGAAATTGGCAGGATATATTTAAATGAGTACTCAAGTAGATCAAGAGCCGATTCTGGAACTAGATGGACAGAAATATATTATTTCTGAGCTTCCTGAAGAAGCAAGAACGCTTTTAGGTAGGATTCAAGCAAATGAAGTAGAGTTAGCAAATGCACAATTAGCAGTTGAAAGACTCTCACTCTCAAAAGACTCCTATACTAAAATGCTGAAAGAGGCTGTCGAGCAGCCAGAATCGCCACCTGAAGGAACGGAAGTTTCTTAAATGAAAAACCCGCTTAGTGCGGGTTTTTTATTATTTTGTATTTTTAAGACTCTAGTTTTTCTATTCTTGCTTCTGCGGCTTCTAGTTTAGTATTTAACTCTTGTACTGCTTTAACCAATATCGGTACAAACTTTTCATATTGTAATTGATATTGTGTACCATCCCCTGTTTGATTAGAAACAAGGTTTGTTTTATCATCTAAAGTATGACCTATAGATTCTTCTAAAGCAACCACATCTTGTGCTTTAAATCCAATGTCCATCCAGTCCTCTTTATGAGTACCATCATGTTCTACTGTATTTAAATCTGTATCTGGATTTTCTTCCCAATTTACATAGTTAGTACGTTTATCCCAATAGTAAGTATAAGGAGTTAATTGATTTACAAAGTCTAGTCCTGCATTTAAAGGTTGAAAATCTGTTTTGTCTCTTTCATCAGAAGCTACTGTAATTGATACTTGAGTATTAATTTTACTTACACTTGAGTTTCCTAGTACACCTTCATTGTTTCCAGAAGTAATTGAACCACCGGGACTTCCTGAAGTTCCTGTGTTGTAGCCAACAAAGAAATTATTCCCACCACTTGTTACATCTTCACCTGCTTTATAGCCAACTGCTGTGTTACTACCTCCTGTCGCTTTCTCAAGAGACTGAAAACCTACTCCCGTATTTCCTGTTCCGCTAGTGCATTTTGTCAGAGCTTCATGCCCTAATGCTACGTTTTGATTTCCTGAAGTTATATCATGCCCTGAGTCTCTGCCCATGCAAATATTTTCGCCCCCTGAAGTTACACCGTATAATGTCTCGTGCCCTATTGCTATATTATAATTTCCAGTAACAGTACCATTTGATAAAGGGTCGTACCCAATAGCAATATTAGAAGCACCTGTTGTAAGTTTCTCTCCTGCCATTCTTCCTATGAGAGTATTCATATTTCCTGACGTAAGTTTGTAGCCTGCTTGGTTTCCTACTATAGTGTTAGATTGACCAGATGTAAGATCGTCTGCTGCTTCCCACCCTAAAACTGTATTGTAGTAAGCATTATTTAATGTTCCTGTTACACCATCATCATTAATTATAATACTACCTGCAAGGTTACCTGAGCCTGGTCCCATTCCTATTGTGCCCTCTGACGTAATACGAAACTTTTCAGATGTTCCATAATAAAATTTAAAACTACTGCCTCCTATTCCTATGCCTGCTGTAGCTCCACTAGCTTCAACATTTATAAGAGGTACGTTATCTGCTCCACCTACTTCTAGTTTTGAGTTAGCTAGAGTAGGAGTTCTGCCTATACCGACTTGACCACCATAAGGATTCAGTACTATGTCTCCTGCATTGGCTACACCTTCTTCTTCCATCTGGAACAAAACTTGTCTAGAAGCTGCATCTGAGCCGCCAACATAATGCATTGAAAATCTACCCGCACCTGAAGATTCGTTTGTCTGTATAGAGAATGGATAAGCAGTAGAAGTAGATGTTTTAGCCGTCCCTGTTCCAATAGTAAATGCTCTATCTAAATTATCAGAAACTGCTATGCCTACGTTTTGAGACGCATCAATACGCATAGCTTCTGTACTATCAGTTGATATTACAAAATCTTTTG